GGCAAAATCCAGTCATTCTCCCATTTTTTTATGTTATTGGAAATAAACTATGGAAAATATTAAAGTATTGGTTTTATCAGATTTAGTTTTAATTTCGCAGATTGATGAAGTTTCTGGAGAACTTGGTTCTCCTGATTGTAAATTGACTGAACCAATGGTTCTGGGAGATCAAAATACAATGTCTCCTTGGTTGGTTAATTTAACAACTCAGAATATCTTTATGATTCATTCTGATAAGATCTTGACTATTGCTGAACCCAATAGTAAACTGAAAGAGAGGTATGAGAGTCTGGTAAAAGAATGAGGTTCTACACAAACGTGCAGATGGTTGGTAACAACTTTCTTGTTCGTGGTTATGAAGATGGCCAGAAGAAGATTTATAAAGAAGAATACCAACCAACTTTATTTGTTAAATCTAAGAAGAAATCTAAGTGGAAGACACTAGAGGGTGATAATGTAGAACCCATTCAACCTGGAACTATCAGGGACTGTAAGGAGTTTTATAAGAAGTATGAAAGTGTAGATGGTTTCCCCATCTATGGTAATGAAAGATACGTGTATCAATATATTTCTGATAAGTATCCAGAAGAAGAGATTAAGTTTGATATCTCAAAGATCTCTCTGGTAACAATGGATATTGAGGTTCAGGCAGAGGAAGGATTTCCTGACCCAGAATCTTGCTCAGAAGAGATGTTGACCATCTCTATTCAGGATAATGCTACAAAACAGATTATTACATGGGGAAGAAAACCATATACTCCCACACAGAAAAATGTAACTTATCATCACTATAGTGATGAGGTGGGAATGCTCAATGCATTTCTCTATTGGTGGACAAATAATACTCCTGATGTCATTACAGGTTGGAATGTGAGGTTGTATGATATTCCATATCTGTGTGGAAGGATCAGCAGGATTATGGGTGAGAAGAAGATGAAACTTCTATCACCTTGGGGGATTGTTTCTCAAGATGAAACTCAAATTTCTGGTAGGAAGTTCAATGTCTTTGACATTGCTGGACTTACTACATTGGATTATCTTGAACTTTATAAGAAGTTCACTTACAAAGCTCAGGAGTCTTACAGACTGGACTACATAGCCCAGGTAGAGTTGGGTCAGAAGAAACTTGATCATAGTGAGTTCAATACCTTCAAAGATTTCTATAGGGGTAATTGGAAGAAGTTTGTAGATTACAACATCATTGACGTGGAACTTGTTGACCGTTTGGAAGACAAGATGAAACTGATTGAACTTGCCTTGACCATGGCTTATACTGCAAAGGTCAACTATGTGGACGTTATGTTCCAGGTTCGCATGTGGGACACTATCATTTATAACTACTTGAAGAGGAGGAATATTGTTATCCCTCCTAAGGATAGGTCTGAAAAAGATTCCAAGTTTGCAGGTGCCTATGTTAAAGAACCAATTCCTGGAGTTTATGATTACGTGGTAAGTTTTGATTTGAACTCACTTTATCCACATTTAATTATGCAATACAGCATAAGCCCTGAAACACTTGTGGAAAAGGATGAGTTGAATAGGAGAATTTCTGAACTTGAAAGTATGCTATAATATAAATAGGATATAGGTAGTTTGTAATCAAAGGTTGTTATCCTATGTATGTTTATCAGTATAAAGATGATGTAAATGTGTTTTATGTTGGTATGGGTCAAGGTTATAGAATGTGGTCCCATTTAAAACCAAGTTCTTATATGCCATATGATGCAAATTATCCTTCTTTTTATGGAAAAATAAAATCTATGATTTTAAATGGAAATGAACCTTGTGTTGAAAAAATTTTTGAAGGGACAAAAAAAGAATGTTTAACTCTTGAGAAAGAACTTATTGAAAAATATAAGTTAGTAGGTGAAGGTGGAACTCTCTATAATGTTTCAAAGGGTGGTGGTGGTCGTGTAAAGGGTAAGTCTTATCCTATGAGTGAAAATACCAGACAAAGATATAGAGAAACTATGCGTCAAAAAAGGTTATATAAAATTGAAAAAAGTGACTTAGAAAAAATGTATAATCATCAAAATAAAACAAGGAAACAAATTGCCGAGCACTATAATTGTAGTGAGGTTTTGATAAAGCAAAGATTGAAAGAGTTTGGTATTAAAAAAACTAAAATTATGGAGAATTGAAATGTGGAAAGATGTTCGTCAAATGTCTCCCCAAGAAATTAAAGAAGAATTGGAAGCACTTAAGAAAGTAAGAGAACTTTCTAGTCAAGTGAATGTTGATAAGATTCTTAATCAAGAACTAGATTTAGAACCTTTGAGAAAAACTAATCTTACTATAACATCAAACGGGGCACTCTATCATAGAGTAAAAGGTATGCTACCTGAACTGATGGAAAAGATGTATGCTGAGAGGGTTATCTTCAAGAAGAGAATGCTTGCTGCTAAGCAAGAGTATGAGAAGACTCCCACCAAAACACTTGAGAAGGAGATTGCAAGGTGTAATAATATCCAGATGGCAAAGAAGATTTCTCTCAACTCTGCTTATGGTGCCATTGGTAATCAGTATTTCAGATACTACAAACTTGCTAATGCTGAGGCAATCACCATGTCTGGTCAGACATCCATCAGGTGGATTGAAAACCATATGAATGGATATCTAAATAATCTGTTACAAACAGAAGATGTAGATTATGTTATTGCATCTGACACTGACTCAATCTATATTAATTTTGGACCTCTTGTTGATAAATTTTTTAGTAATATCAATGGTGACAAGGCTAAACTTGTTACCATACTTGACAAGATCTGCCAAGACAAGTTGGAACCATTTATTGAGAAGAGTTACCAGGATCTTGCGACGTATGTAAATGCATATGCTCAGAAGATGCAGATGAAGAGAGAGAACATTGCAGACAGGGGTATCTGGACAGCAAAGAAAAGGTATATCCTTAATGTTTGGGATAGTGAGGGTGTAAGGTATGAAAATCCTAAACTGAAAATCATGGGTATTGAGGCTGTTAAATCATCCACCCCTGCTCCTTGTAGAAAGATGATTAAGGATGCTCTCAATCTAATGATGGGTGGCACTGAGGATGAGGTGATTGACTTCATTGATGATGCCAGAGCAAAGTTTAAGAAGATGCCTCCAGAGGAAATTGCTTTCCCCAGAACTGTGAGTGATGTGAATAAACATAAGAGCTCTGCTACAATCTATGGAAAGGGAACACCTATCCATGTGAGAGGTGCTCTTCTTTATAATCACTATATTAAGGAGAAACATCTTGATACTAAATATTCATTTATTAACAATGGAGAAAAGATTAAGTTTCTCTATTTGAAAAAAGCAAATCCAATCAGAGAAAATGTTATCTCATTCATTCAGGATTTTCCTGTTGAACTGGGTATTGACAAGTACATTGATTATGATCTACAATTTGACAAAGCCTTCTTGGAACCTGTCAAAGTCATTCTTGATGCCATTGGTTGGAACGTAGAGAAAGTTGTAAACCTAGAACTATTTTTTGGATAATGGACTTACCCATCAATGATAAAGAACTTGCTACAATTGTGAGCGCTCTACGCCTTGGTGGTGATGCTGCTTTGTATCAAAAATTGATGAATATCAAGGAGGTTAGGGATGTCAAATTAGATGGTTCCCATAAGAAGACCAATCATGAACAATTTGGATTTTTACTGTAATGGAATTTTTAAAAGAGATTGTAAAGGAGGTTGGTGGTGAATACGCCCAACTGGCAGCAGATATTGACGAAACTGAAAAATATGTTGATACAGGTTCGTACATTTTTAATGGACTTGTTTCAGGGAGTTTATTTGGCGGTGTATCTGGGAATAAGATTACTGCCATTGCTGGTGAGTCTAGCACTGGAAAAACCTTCTTTTCTTTGGCTGTTGTTCAGAATTTTCTTGATAGCAATCCTGATGGGTACTGCTTATACTTTGACACAGAAGCAGCAGTTAATAAGTCCCTTCTTGAGTCAAGGGGGGTAGATATTAATAGGACTGTTATTGTCAATGTAGTCACAATTGAAGAGTTTAGAACTAAAGCTTTGAAGGCAGTTGATATATACTTAAAAAAACCTGAGGAAGAACGTAAACCTTGTATTTTTGTTCTTGATTCATTGGGTATGCTATCCACTGAAAAAGAGATCAAGGATGCACTAGATGACAAGCAAGTTAGAGATATGACAAAATCTCAACTTGTTAAGGGAGCATTTAGAATGCTAACCCTGAAATTAGGACAGGCAAACATCCCAATGATTGTTACCAACCATACTTATGATGTCATCGGCTCTTACGTTCCTACGAAAGAAATGGGAGGTGGTTGTTTAGTTGCTGGTACGAAGATTCAAACTGAAAATGGAATAGTACCAATTGAATCTATTCAAGTTGGTGACAAGGTGAGGACAATGTTTGGATATTCTCCAGTAACTGACACCTTTCATTTTACCGACAAAGATGTTTATGAATTGGAATTGGAAGATGGAGAAACTATTAGATGTTCTGGAGAACATAAGTTTTTGGTAGATAGTGGAGATGGTTATGAATGGAAATCCGTTACTGAGTTATTACCTTCAGATACTATCAAATCTATGTAAAATTGGGTTCTGGACTAAATAATAATAATTGAGACCAGAACCTTGTTTCTATCCAATAAATATACAGAATGTTACTTCCGTATTGTTGAAAGATCAAAATGTAGGGAATTGCCCCCTATACTTGAATGTCATCACATCATACCTAAATCATTGGGTGGTGGGGAAGAACCAGAAAACAAAGTATATCTAACACCAAGAGAGCATTTTGTCTGTCACCATCTTCTCCTGAAAATGTTGGGGGGAAAATCAAAGCAGAAAATGTGTTATGCTTTTTATAATATGAAACGCAGTAATGGTAATGGTGTTAGATGTAAAAATCTCAATTCTTATGATAGAATAAGATCACACTACTCACATCTTACTTCAGGTGAAAACAATCCATTTTATGGGAAGGGGCATTATGGATCTTCTAACCCAATGTCAAACCCCAAAGTTCGGGAGAAGCATAAACAAATCGTTTCTTCGCCCGAACACAGAAAAATGATGAGTGAAAAGATGACTGGTGAAAGTAACCCATTCTATGGGAAAACTCACTCAGAAGAAACAAAGAAACATCTCTCTGAGTTGGCATCTCAGAGAACAGGTGAAAACTCTCCCCGATATGGGAAGAAACATAAACGAATTGTTTGTGAGCACTGCCAAAAAGAAATCACTTACCCAATGTATAAGAGGTGGCATGGAACGAATTGTAAAGTCTATAAAGAAAGTAAAAACTGAAGATGTTTATGACATCACAGTTGAAGGAGAACATCACTATATTCTTGGCAATGGTTTGGTTTCGCATAATTCTGGTCTCAAATATGCTGCGTCTACGATTATCTATTTGTCTAAGAAGAAAGAAAAAGATGGAACAGAAATTGTCGGAAATATTATCAAGGCAAAGACTGCTAAGTCGCGTTTGAGTAAGGAGAACAAGGATGTTGAGGTGCGTCTTTATTACGACGAGCGTGGTCTTGATCGTTACTATGGTCTCCTTGAATTGGGAGAAATTGGTGGTCTCTGGAAGAATGTGGCAGGTCGTTATGAAATGACTGTTGACGGAGAAACTAAAAAGGTGTATGCTAAGGCGATTCTTAAAGAACCTGAAACATACTTTACAGATGAAGTAATGGAAAAACTTGATGCAATTGCAAAAGAAGAATTCTCTTATGGTAGTTAATGGACAAAATTGAATTTCTGGTTCTCAGGAACCTTTTACATAATGAAGAGTATCTAAGAAAAGTTATTCCTTTTATCAAATCAG